TATTCGATCGGTATCCCCTGATGTTGGAAACAAAGGGAGGTCAAGTTCAATGTCTATTCAAGAGGATCATAGTAACTTGCCCATGTTCACCTCAAGATATGTTGAGTCACCTGGAATGGGTCGGGACCGAACAAGGAGCCCAATTATTGAGGAGAATAGACCATGTGGTTCAATTTCCCCAACTTGCAGTGAATTTTTTGGAGAAGCATACGGAACAGAGTGGCTAGATAGTTTAGTTAACGATCTTGATTATTAAAACTATCTAAGCATCTTGATACTTAAACTGACTAGTAAACGAAACGTTAATCTGCGTCTGAACCGTATCAGGTATAGAAGCATCCAAATGAGAATAACCTACAATTAAAAAAGGATTGTAATTTGTCGGTGTAAGACCATTATTAATGGCTGCATCGTATTTCATGACTTTATTTTTGACTGGCAAATAAATCTTGAAAAACTTCGTTGTTCCTGTAGGCATAACCATTCCCGAAACACCAGCAGGTGCATATGGAACTGTCATGAAAAATGTCTTGTCATAGTGTACAGTAATGGCATCAGTATTAATTGGAGTGTATAAATCAGCTACCAATCCTGTAAATGCCATTGTAGAACCTCCGCGTTTTAAAAGATAACCCAACCAAGTTGTGGCTGAGTTAAATGCGGGTTCATAACCAATGTATCCCTTCGGACTAACAATCATCATCCTAATACCAAGACGTACGTCACTGTAACTGTTATTAGTCAGATTAGTAATCATATGCCCTTGAATAAGCAATGATTTGCTATGAAGTTGAGCTCCAACTCTTGAACTATCGGCTGTGCCTATATTGATGCTAGGCATTATAGAGACAAGATCGCCTTGACTATTAATGCCACTGTTATAGTTAACATCAATAGAACTTTTATAGGCAAATTTATCCTCCAAGTTCTTGTTGATAACTGATTGGATGAGCTTTCGAAGTGGTTTCTTTGCTCGAATAGCTCTTTTGCCTTTCGACTTGAAAGTTCTCTTAGCAGTGTTTCTCTTCTTACCATACTTTTTCATAATTATGATAATATGGTAAGATGCCCTTTAGTATAGTGCCCTAAAGTGGAGAGGTAATACTAGCCTGCGGCTTCTCTCCACCGTTTTAAGTATGTTATTGAAAACATGCAAGGGGGACCGTGCCCCCCCTGCGACCCCTTCCGTTACTTAGATGGCGGCCACACCCCCATTGGGATGGGGCCCCCTGCGCGCCGCATTTTTGCTATAGTAAGTTGCAGCTGGGGTGACAACAGAGGGTGGTGGGCAAAGGAAAAGCGGAAATTAGTATCCGTTCAAGATACGGTTTTCACTTTTCATTAAAATCATTATTTTGAAATGTCAAGAGCAACAAGATTTGTGTTTACAGTTAACAATTACAATGAAGATGACATTGAATGGTTTAACGTTACTGACATATTCAAATATGTATGTTGTGGAAAAGAAGTTGGAGAGAATTTAACTCCTCACCTTCAAGGATATTTTGAATTCGAAAACGGATCAAAGATATCTCTAAAAGCGTGTATTAAGAAGTTACAAGATAATGGTTGTCCTTCTAAACCACACTTAGAAATCGCAAGAGGAACAGCTGCTCAAGCTATTGCCTATTGTGCTAAGGATGGACTATTCTGGGAAAAGGGTGATAGGCCTAAGGGTCAAGGTAAGAGAACTGACATTGACACGGCTTGTGAAATGTTATCTCATGGACAATCTTTACAGGATGTCGCAATGAATCACCCATCAGTATTTGTGAAATTCCACAGAGGACTGAGAGAATATCAACTAATTACCCAAACCAGGAGAACTTGGAAAACAGAGATCTTTTGGTTTTGGGGACCAACTGGAACTGGGAAGTCCCGGTGGGCTTGGGGGAATTATCCGGATGCCTACGCGAAGGCGGCAGACCGGAAGTGGTGGTGTGGTTACACGGACCAGGATACAGCTATCATAGACGATTTCAGGCCATCGAAGGAGATGCCATTCAATTTCATATTAAACCTATTCGATCGGTATCCCCTGATGTTGGAAACAAAGGGAGGTCAAGTTCAATGTCTATTCAAGAGGATCATAGTAACTTGCCCATGTTCACCTCAAGATATGTTGAGTCACCTGGAATGGGT